AATCCTGATATTGAACCACAATTACTTGAAAAAGTTGCTGGTGACTTTGTATTCAATCCGGTTAAAGGCACAGCACAATTTACCGTATCTGAACCACTCGATGTATTGGAGATTGGTACTGGCTTCATGATGATTAAGCGTGAAGTATTTGACAAGATGAAAGAAGCATATCCAGAAATCAAATATAAACCAGACCATGTTGGTCAGGCAAACTTTGATGGCACTCGTTACATTCATGCTTACTTTGATACAGTCATTGACACCAAAGATTCTATCACAGGCGGTGGTTCAGACCGTTATCTGTCAGAAGATTATATGTTCTGTCAAATGTGGCGTAAACTTGGCGGACAAATCTTCTTGTGTCCATGGATGAGAACTGCTCATATTGGTACCTATCATTTCCAAGGAGATATGCCAGCAGTTGCCAATTATGTTGGAGAAATGTAATGAGGAAATACGGTTCTTATCCTGAAGAAGAAAAAATCAAGGTTATGCTGGAAAAAGATAGGTTAGTTTCTGAAGCACCTTATCATCCAGGTTACGAAGATGCTTCGGTTAAAGATATCGTAAAAGCATCACAAACGGCCACCACAGGTGGTCGTAAGTTTGATGGTGGTAAATTGCAATATGGTTTAATTCCACCAAACGCATTAAAGGCAACAGTAGAAATTCTCACCTTTGGTGCAGAGAAGTATGAACCAGATAATTGGAAATGGGTACCTGATTCTAAGCGTAGATATTATGATGCCGCACAACGGCATTTATGGGCTTGGAAATCTGGTGAACAAAATGACCAAGAAACTGGTAAGAATCATTTAGCACACGCACTGTGCTGCTTGATGTTTTTGTATGAACATGATACAATTAATTTTTTAGATAATGGAGAAGTAAATGAAACTGTCAAATGAAACCTTAACGGTATTGAAGAACTTTGCCTCAATCAATCAAGGCATCCAATTCAAACAAGGTAAAAAAATCAAAACAATGTCCTCAGGCAAATCTGTTTTGGCTGAAGCAAATCTTAAAGATGAATTTCCACAAGATTTTTGTGTGTATGATTTAAACCAATTCTTGTTGGTATATAATCTCTTTAAAGATTCTCCTGAGTTGCATTTTGATGATGTTAATATTCTTTTCAAGAATGGCAAGCGTTCAACTAAGTATCGCATGACCGAGAAAAGTCAAATTGTAACTCCACCAGACCGTGAACTCAAACTTGATTCGGCTGAGTGTGAATTTACATTAAGTGCAGAAGATTACCATTGGATTATGGATACAGCGAAAGCAGTTTCTTCTCCACATATTGCCGTTGAATCTGATGGCGAAACAATTTCAATTGTTACTTTTGATGCAAAAGATAGTTCTGCACACACCAATTCAATTGAAGTCGGTGAAGGCAATGGCAAAACATATAAGATTGTTTTCAATACTGATAACATCAAAATGATTCCTGGTTCTTATGATATTAAGATTTCTTTCAAAGGTATTAGTCATTGGAAGAATACTAAAGAAGATTTACAATATTGGGTAGCGTTTGAAGCCAAAGACAGTAAGGTGTCCTAATGTTATTATACTTTACAGAACACAAAACAGGAAATTCTTTAGCTATTAATCCCGAACACGTTGTAGTTGTGTTTGAGAAAGTTGAAGAAGATGAAAAATTTACCGTGATTAATGTATTAAATGGTAATGTAGCGGTTGAAGAAAATTATTTGGAGACCGTTGGTCGCCTTAATGCAATTAAGTGAAATGATTTATTATATTATGGGAGTATGTGATGGAACAGTTATTGTGGGTGGAGAAGTATCGGCCTAAGAAAGTAGAAGATTGTATTTTGCCTGATGCAATCAAGGCCACGTTTCAAGAGTATGTCAATAGAAAAGAAATACCAAATCTATTATTATCAGGTACGGCAGGCGTTGGTAAAACGACAATTGCGAAAGCCTTATGTGAACAGGTTGGTTGCGACTATATTGTTATCAATGGCTCTGATGAGTCTGGCATTGATGTTCTCCGTAATAAAATTAAAAACTATGCTTCATCGGTTTCTCTCATGGGCGGCAGAAAGGTAGTAATTATTGATGAGGCAGATTATCTTAACCCTAACTCAACTCAACCAGCGATGCGTGTTGCAATTGAAGAATTTGCATCAAACTGTTCTTTCATATTCACCTGTAATTTCAAAAATCGTATCATTGATCCAATCCACTCTCGCTGTTCTGTTGTTGACTTTAAGGTCAACGGTTCTAAACAGAAAATGGCAGCTGACTTTTTTAAACGTGTTGAATGGATATTGGAACAAGAGAACATTACTTATGACAAGAAAGTGGTGGCAGCAGTTATTACAAAACACTTTCCAGACAATAGACGTGTTATTAATGAGCTTCAGCGATATTCGGTTTCTGGCACAATTGATAGCGGCATTCTTAGTAATATTGCTGATATTCAACTTGAATCTCTTGTCACATCATTAAAAGAAAAAGACTTTGCTTCTGTTCGCAAGTGGGTTACTAATAACCTAGACAACGATCCTGTAAAGATTTATCGTAAACTTTATGATACTCTTTATGAGGCACTCAAGGCCAACACGGTTCCGCAGTTGGTTCTCATACTCGCAAAATATCAATATCAGTCCGCTTTCGTAGCAGACCATGAAATTAACATGGTCGCTTGTCTTACTGAAATTATGGTAGATTGCGAGTTTAAATGAACCACACCAACATTTTAAAATTAGGATTAGAAGGCGAAAAAGTTATTGTAGAAATGCTTCGCCAACTTGATGTTGATGTCTATCATGTTTACGATGACAACAAGTATGACCGTGAAAAGGATATTCTTGTTGATGGTAAATATAAAGTAGAAGTCAAAACTCAAGCTCCTTTTGTTAAAGAAAACTCATTTAGTTTTTTACCAAATCAAATTCGTAAATGCACAGAGGCAGATGTATTATATTTTGTTTCTGTTCCACATCCTACATGGCCACATTTTTCAGATGGATGGGTGTATCGAGCAATACCTAAAGAATTTAAATATCGGAATTGGAAAGATAGATGGGGAAAAGAGAGAATTTTAATTCCTATTGAACAAGAGGCTTTGATTCCTGTTTTTAAAATGACAGATGAGAAATCAAAAGAACTGCAACAATTACTCTCCACAATGTATTGATATGCCTGATTTATTTAAAGAGATTGTACCATCAATCTTACAAACTAAAAAATCTCCGTTTAAAGATGAATATGATTATAAGGACTATGTGCCTTTCGTGGTCAATCGTGCCTTGTCATACCATTTAGATTGTATATCTTATGTTAACCAGTTAAACCTCACTCCTGGTATAGACAAGGATATGCAATATTCTTATCTTCTAAATACCATAAGACCGATGAAAAGGAAATTCCAACCTTGGCAGAAAACATCGGTTGATAAGAACATAGAAGCCGTTAAAAAATACTTTGGTTATTCTAATGAAAAAGCTAAAGATGCTTTGCGTATTCTAAATGATGAACAAATCGCTGAAATAATAAGAAAAACAGATAAAGGCGGAGTGACAAAGTAATGATTTCAATTATTGATTTAGTTGAAGTTACATTAGGTGAAAAAGATGATTTTCTCAAAGTCCGTGAAACTCTTACACGCATCGGTGTAGCTTCCAAAAAAGATAGAATATTGTACCAATCTTGCCATATTTTACATAAGCAAGGTAAGTATTATATTGTCCATTTCAAAGAACTATTTGCTTTAGATGGTAAACCAACAGACATTTCCGAGAATGATTTATCTCGTAGAAATGCCATTGCTAAATTACTCCAAGATTGGGGTTTAGTTAAGGTGGTAAATCCAAAACAAATTGAAGAACCAGCACCTATCTTCCTATCACAAATTAAGATACTTTCCCATAAGGAAAAGGATGATTGGGAACTGACTCCAAAATACCAAATAGGAAAAAAGAATTTCTCACACTAATTAATTTTATATTTACCATAAAATACTTGACAAATTAGTATAAATACTAGTATACTATATGTGCGGTGCTCATTTGAGGCCGCAGTTTTGACTAACTCGCTTAATTAAGGAGAAATCTATGACAAGCACAACTTTATCTTTATTCCCACAATGGGCTTCCCTCCACAAGACTTTGGATCCATTCACAGTTGGTTTTGATGATGTACTAGACCAAATTCGTGATGTAACAGAAACAGTCGCCAAAGTAACTCCTGGTTATCCTCCATATAATATCAAGCAAGTAAAAGACAACAAGTATGTCATTGAAATGGCAGTTGCTGGTTTTGCTAAAACTGATATTGAAGTTCTTTTAGAAGGTAACAAGTTAGTAATCAAAGGTTCTGTTGTTGATAGTTCCGATGATGTTGATAATTATATCTACAAAGGTATTGCTAACCGCAATTTCAATCGTGCCTTTACTCTTGCCGATAAGGTAGAAATTAAAGATGCCGAGATTGCAAATGGTATGCTTAAAGTTTGGTTGGAGAACATGGTAAAAGTCCAAGATGCGGTAAAGAAGATTACCGTAAAATCCAAAGATGACTAATTGGTGGCCTGTATCTGATGAAGAATGGGAACAATTAAACTATCCAAATAGTAGGTAATAAAGAGGGGTCTTGACAGTCCTCTTTTTTTATGTTATAATGGTTATATTATGAAAAATGTGAAAAAAACTCGACCTGGTTTTACCGCTGGTAAACCTATTCTCAAAAAGGTTCGTTCAAAAACGAACTCCGATATCTATTATACCTACTCAAATTGGGCAACAAATGAGATTGACGGAATAACTTTTATTCCTGTGGTCAAAACTGTTCCTGATGGAAGCACACAAGTAATTCATTATATGCGTAAAGATAATTTGGAGTATGTGAAATGAGCAAACTAACCGAGTACCAACTCTTAACAAATCAGAAACATCTTTTTAATCCAAAAAATAAAACTGATATTTCTTTATTGAAAAAATTTATAGTTGAATATAAATGGGGAGGTCCTTGTCCTTTCTTATTAGAAGAACCTTATTTGAATATACCTGCTATGATGAAGGATAAGTATATCAAACATCAGTTAGGTATATTATGATTAATTGGTTAAAATATTCGGGTTGTAATATCATAATTAAATTAAATCCATTTCATTGGAGAATTAATTGTGAATATTTTAAGACAAATGAAGCGTGGGAACAAGACGCTTTGGTACTAGAACTATTGCCAATCACCATTCGTGTTTGGTTTGATAACGGAGAGTGGTAATGCAAGGTTGGGGCAAACATTTAGTCATTGATGCCAGAGGCTGTTTTCCAGCCAAGGCTCAGGATCCAGAATACATCCGCCACTTCACCAAAGAATTGGTAAGACAGATTGAAATGATACCATATGGCGAACCACAAGTGGTACACTTTGCGGATGGCACGGAATTGGCTGGCTGGACGGTCATACAATTAATTGAAACTTCCAGCATCATGGGGCACTTCCTAGACGCAAATGGAGACCTTTATCTAGATGTGTTTAGTTGCAAAGACTTTGAGGAACAAAGAGTTATGGACATCTTAGAATACTTTTTTTCACCTGATGAAATCAAATCTCAGGTTCTAGTAAGAGATGCTAGGTCATAAATAGGGATAAGTGAGCAGTAACTGAGCGCTATAATTATTGGGTCAATTTACTAAGGAGAGACCTAATGAAGTTGAGTATAGTTGGTTGTCCAGATAAAAAACGCTTCAGACCTTATGTCAAGCGAGCTGCTCTGTTTTACGCTTCAGAATTGATATCCGAAAAGATGTTGGAAAATGTCTTTATACGGATAAAGTTTACTAAAGATATACCTGCTTATGGTTATGCTTCGGTAGAAGAATATAATAATAGTGGTAAGCCAAGAGAATTTGAAATTGAGTTACATTCTGGCATTGGTGGTTATGACATTCTCAAAACATTGGCACATGAAATGGTTCATGTTAAACAATATGTTTACGGAGAAACCAATGAGTCCTTAACTCGTTGGAAAGGCCAAAGAGTTGATTCTGATACAATTGATTATTGGGTTCAACCTTGGGAAATAGAAGCACACGGATATGAAGCCGGTCTATTTACCAAATTTGCTATTAAAGAAAAACTTTGGAATGTGTTCAAAGGTGTTCAAAATCCAGATTCGGATATTGAAATAGAACCGATAGGATGGAAAGAAAATGACACGCAAGGACACTTTGAACAAGACCTACGGGAACATTCCTAAAGAGGTAAGTTTTTCTTTTGATATCATGGATTGTCTACCCACATTTCGTGGAATAAAATACTGGTATATTTTAGTAAAAAGATACTTTACTCGTTGACAAAGTATTGTTGTTGTGTTATAGTATTACATATGCGGTGTGTGATAGCACGATTTGAGATACCCTCTTAGATTATCTGAGCAAAGCAGACCACCGCTCCATATGCGGGATTAGTTTAGTGGTAAAACTAAAGGTTTCCAACCTTTCGTCATTGGTTCAATTCCAATATCCCGCTCCAGTTTTATTCCTCGATAGCTCAGTCGGTAGAGCAGCAGACTGTTAATCTGTTGGTCCGTGGTTCGAGTCCACGTTGAGGAGCCAAGGAGAATGAGCAGCACTGGTGACTGCAGCAGACTGTAAATCTGTCGCCTACGGCATACTTGGTTCGACTCCAAGATTCTCCACCAAGTCCGACCTTGTGTGCGTAGCAAAGTCCGAATGAGAAAGTTCGGTGGCTCAAGGGGTAGAAAACCGCACAACTTGCCCCTTTAGCTCATCTGGTAGAGCAACTGATTTGTAATCAGTAGGTGGTCTGTTCGAGTCGGACAAGGGGCACCATTAATTTTTTTGATAACGGTTATTAAAATATATCATATATCAGATAACATTTAATTTATTGATTTGAGAAATATATAAGTTTTTAACTATGGAGTAAATTATGTCTAATACATTACAAAACCTTGAGAGTGCATTGGCTGGCGAATCAATGGCTCACATCAAGTATCGTTATTTTGCCAAGATTGCTCGTGAAGAAGGCTTTGAAGAAGTAGCAAAGCATTTTGAACATACAGCAGACCAAGAAATTCTACACGCTTGGGGTCATCTAGAATTACTCATCGGCAAACCATCTACAAAAGAATGCTTAGAAAAAGCCATTGAAGGTGAAACATATGAGTTCACCACAATGTATCCACAGTTTAGAAATCAAGCCTTTGGTGAAGGCCTGTCTATTGTAAGCAAAGAGTTTACTGAACAAATTGAAGAATCTAAAGAACACGCTGAGCAATTCAAAGCCGTTCTTGCTAAAGCAGAAAAACGATTTGCTGCTCTTGCTAAAGTAGAAGAGCGTCACGCTAATGCCTATAAACAAGTTTTGGAGAATCTATAATGGAAAATCAACAACATATTTGTGTAGTTTGTGGTCATGTCCATAATGAAGAAATAGAAGGTAAATGGGAAGATTTGCCTGAGGACTTTGAATGTCCAGATTGTGGTGTGGGTAAAGAAGATTACTACATTCTTTGATATATAAGGTATAGCGGAGTAGCTCAGGAGTAGAGCGCCGGACTCATAATCCGGAGGGCATTGGTGCGATTCCATTCTCCGCAACCAACAAGGAGAT